ACAATATATAATTACATATTGTTATAAAATTCGTAAATTATCCCAACCACCATTAGATACAGTAAAAGTAAGTATTCCTTGCTTAGTTCCGTAACCCGAACGAGCTGCGAACTCATCAGAGCAATCCAAACTTGGTGCTTGTATCCATGTTCTGCCCTTTTGTTCTACAACCCTAAGATGATGAAAATGACCCGATACTAAAATAGTTGCACTTCCAGCAGGAAGCCAACCATACATTTGACCTTTCCACCATTTTTCCATTTTAAGCCAAGCGTCGCCACCACCCGAAGTCATGTGTCCGTGAGTAAACCCAATAGTTACGTCTTTAGCTTTTAAAACTAAATGAAAATCATCTGGTATTACAACTTTTACATGTTTATAACGTTCTCTGCCTGCAATAATTTCGCCTACTATTTGTAATTGAGCAGTATCGCTGTTATCTAATCTATTAGTTGATACTTGACCTTTGCTTGTTCTATTTTCCCCGTGGTTTCCAGGTACGCCACCTAATACAATCTTTGGTGCTAAAGCTAATAAACCGTCAAGTATTTCCATAACCATTAAACGTGTTAAGTGTTCTTGTTCAACTTTAGATAATTCAATATTAAAAGCTTGGTGGTCATAGAATCCATAACAGTTTTCAATTAAATCGCCTAGTCCTATTATGTAAATTTCATCAATAGTACAAGTCTTATTTAACTCTTTTATGTTTTCTTTAGCTTTAACTATGGCTTGTCTTATATGATTAACTGTATTAATACTTCCCCAATCTTTTTTACCTAGTTGCCAATCAGCTAAGAAAAAGAAATAAGCTGTATTACCTTTAGTCTTTTTAACCTTTATTGGTTTTTTATTTTTAATTTCTTTTTGCAGCGCTTTAAAATAATCATCTTTCTCTGGGTGTTTACGTTTAATAATTGCTTTAAAAGCAAACATCTGTTCAACTTTTCCACCTTTAAGCTGTGTGTCCCATGTTGAAAATTTAATTGTGTCTTCATCTATATAAAATTCTTCTGGACTAAAACCCCAGTCAGCTAATAAAGAATTGAATTTGAAATTATTGTCGCTTGGTTGAACATGAGTAATTTCGCCTGTATTTGAATTTTTGTCATAATCCAATCTCGGCTTCCAGCCACTAGGGTAGTAATTGTTACCCAACTCTGCGTTGTGTTCTACGTCCTGTCGCTTTTGTATAATACCTTTTATATCTTTAGGCATACATTTAGGGTAGTGGAATTTAATACAAAGTTTAAAAAACAAGAAAAAACAACACTTAAAAAACCCAATAAATACGGGTTTTACACTATGGGCAAATACACCATAGACATATTAACAATGGCTTAAATCGGCTTTAAGTACCCTGTTTAGAGCTTGATTATACGTATGACGACAAACCAGCAACCAAAACTGCTAAAACAGTAGTCCAAGCTAATAGTTCGCTTCTGGATATCTTCTGGTTAACTTTTTCATGTAATACATCAATTCTAGAGTTCATTTCTTTTTGACCCTCTAGTAAAAGAGCTAACATTTCTTTTTGAGTATATCCGTTATCTGCCATGACCATATCCTCCATATTTACAATTACATAAACTTACTCTGGTATATCCGTTCTTATGTAAAAAAGTTCTACATTCAGATTTTTTAGGTGGCTTATTTTTCATCTTTAGGCTCACTTATCCAATCCCAATCTAGTTCATCTGCAATTCTTTCAAACTTATCTACTTTTTGTAAAACAAAATAGATAGCTTTAATTAAAAAATATAGGGAAACCATTCCCATAAATATTTGTTCCATTTCTAATCCTTTCTAAATTTAATAGTTAGTAACCACAATGTAATAGACATAAGTATTGCGATTCCAACTATATCCTTAGCTGTTCCCGTCAACGTTAACCAAGCTATAAAAAAACCTAACAATGTAAATGTTTGAGCTAACGTTTCTCTTAATATTCCTTTTAACCATGTAATAAACTTATTTATCATCTCACTCTTCTCAACGGAATAGCTGAAACAGATATTATTTGACTAGCAATAATCACGGGAACAACAACTTCCTGCGCTTTTTCCTTTTGGTCATTTGTCATATCGTTTCCAATTTCCGTTATTACAATTTCTTCTATACGAATATCAATTATAGCACCAATCGGGTCAGCTAGAAATTCTTCAACTTGAACTTCTACAACAGCGTCAGCTAAAGTATAAGGCTGATTAGATTCTTCTGCACTTTCAACAGCTCTCTCAACAAATTCTTCAACAGCTTGGGCGACGTCCTCATCTTCTTTTGCTAATTCCGCAACAATTTCAACGTCTTCGCTTTCTTCAAAGCCTAATACTTCTGCAACTACTTCTATTTGTTCGGCAGTAAGTTCTTCAACTTCACTTTGAACGACTTCAATTGCTTCTTCAACCACCTCAGAGATAATTTGTATTGCTTCATCACTGACTTGGTCAAGGTTTTTAACGCCAATGTCATTGACTTCTTCAATAATTCCAATGACTTCAACAGTTTCAAGTTCTTCAACATATTCCTCAATCACTTCCTCTTGTTCTTCTTCGTATTCTAGTAATTCTTCTTCAGTTAATTCTTCTTTATCAATTTCTTCAACAACAGGTAAGTCAATAATATCTTCAATTACTTGTTCTAATTCTTCAACTTCTTCTTTAATCTGTTCTTCAACCACATCTCTAGGAAGTATTTCTTCATCAAGTAATTCTTCTTCTTCCATAGGTAAAGTGTCATCTGTAAATATTTCTTCTTCATCAATAAATATATCTTCTTCAATTTCTTCTTCTTCTAACTTATCTTGTATAGATTCTAAATCTTTTTCTATATCTTCGGGGTCAGGTGGAAACAAATCGTTAGCAATAAAAATATCTATTAAATTTACATCTTCTTCTATTATTATTTCTATTTCTTCAAATTCTTCTAATTCATCTATATATTCTTCAATCTCTAAAACTAATTCAACATATTCTTCAAACTCTTTTTCAATTTCTAATATTTCTTCTTCTGTTAAGTTCTCTAATTCTTCATCAGTTAAAATCAAACCAATATCTTCAAGAAATTCTTCTTGTTCTTCTATAAGTAATAATTCTTTTTCTAATATTTCAGCTTCTAATTCAATTAATTCTTCTAGTTCTTCAATTTCTTCTTCTGTTAAATCTTCTATATAAATTATTTCTTCATCAAGAATTAAGACTTCTTCCCCTGTATGTTCATCTGTGTTTCCTGCATGTATCAGTACTTCATCTTCATATATTTCTTCTTCGTAAATTTCTTCTTCATATATTTCAAAATCACAATCGCCTCTCTCAATTTGTTCATCAGTAAGTTCGCAGCCATAGTCTTCTAAGTTTTGGTTACGTTCCATATCCCTTTCAACAGTTCCGTCATCTACTTCTGTTTGTGTATATTCAAGTTCTTCGCCGTCTATTTCAACAATGACTATTGGGATAGTGGTAGTTGTAGTTGGCGGTGGTGGTGGCGGTGGAACAGTAGTAGTAGTTGTAGTAGTACTAGATGTTGTGGTTGTAGTTGTTGTACTAGATGTAGTGGTACTAGATGTAGTGGTAGTAACAGTATTGCTATATATATAGTATACATTATCAATAAGCCACCAATCTTGAAGATTATCTGAAGCTCCTGCAATTACAATTTCATTAATTGTAGTTCCAGTAGGCGCAGTTAAAGTTACTTGCGAATTACCACTAGCATTTGCAACTATATTAAAAGTAGCCGAAGTAGAGTTCTCATAATAAATAGTTCCTGTACTTGCATTATCAACAGCTAAAGTTAAAAACCCAACTTCTGTAATTGGCTTAGTTTCTGAATTGGGGAAAGCAATAGTAAGTGCGTCTGTTGAACTACGGGTGCCTAATTGGTATCTATCTGAGCCAAAATATTCTGAGCCATGACAATCCATGTCTTCAATATTGATACTTCCGGGAATTTGAGCAACATCACAATCAGTTTCAGCAGTAAGAGTTGTATCATTACCACCATAAACAAATGTTATATCTTGGTTTATTTGTTGATTATCAAAGTTTTCTGTAACAGTAACGTCATCAGCTAAGACAACGGGTATTGGATAAATTAAAAATAAAACTATTAATAAGCGTACAGCCGTATTAAATTTGTAAACCACAAACTAGCCACCGCAGTTACAGTTCTTACAACAACAGCCCATTAGCCACCTATCTTCCATATAATTTCGGTAATTTCCCCCGATATTCCACTAACTATTGTTACTATTTCAGTTAACCTATCGTTAGCATTAATAACTTCCACTTTGAGAGCAGTTACTTCTTGTTGTAAATCATTGACTGTTTTAAACAACCAACCAACTAAAGCTGCTAATCCACCTTGTAGTATTTGTCCTAGATTAACTTGTGCTTTCATTTAATCTTCGTATGTTGCCTTTGGTTTGTATTGTTCAAGTGCATGTTGAAGTACAGTTATAAAACTTGTTAAAAATGCAACACCAACTAATTGAAAAACATCTGCATCAATTATTCCACTTGAATTTGCTAACCATAAAGATATTGCTGATTGAAGTCCTGTTCTAAATGCTTTTGATAGCATGAACTTCCAATAAGCTTTTGCGTTTGCCATAAATTCTCCTATTCTTCTTCCGTCATCTTACCACCAAATTGCCTGCGGTTATAATCTTTGCAGGTTTTATTACCACAAATAAAGCTTTGAGAAGTGGGTATATATAAAAAATTTTGATTGCATTTTGGACAGGATAATTTTATGGGTGACCCCCAGCTAGAGTATGTTCTTTCCCTCTAGTTTAGCATTTAGGTCAATGAGATTCCCATTAATCTCAGATAGTTTTTCATTAATTGTTTGAGCGTTAACCATTTCTGGTGGACTAGCGTTAGAAATTTCGTTTAGATTAATCTTCGCATATTTAATAGTTACTTTCTCTCCATTAAGTAAAGCTCCAGCTACTTTAGGATAAAGTTTCTTATAAGCAACTGCACTTGCACCTACCATTCCATTGAAATTAACGTCTAAATCTTGTTGAGTTTCTCCAATTATCAGGCAACCTGAGGTATGCTCGTCGGTATTCCCCGTATGAATTAAGATATATTCAAATCCTGGTACATCTTGAAGCCACAACATGCCCTTATGCATTGAGCCATATCTCTTAGTGTATTTAGCATGAAAACCACCAACTGTTCTAAGCTTTATTTCATATTCGCCCTCTGGAATACATGTTTCATGCATTACTTTAACGGCTTGATATTGGTCTTCTAATGTGTAGCACTCAAATACACCGTCAATAAAAAGCATTCCATTTGTAGCGTCTTTCCCGAACTGAGTTCTTACTACATCAAGTTTCATTAGCTTGGTTTCGGATTATCGTCTTTAACTTTTTTAACAGCTTTATACCAGTCGCCAGTCTTATCGCCCTTAGAAGATGTCATATCGTGATATAACATATCTAGTTGTTCGCCTAAAGCTGGATAACTTTCTTGTCTATCTCTAACATAACCGTTATCTTGTGCGTCTAATTTAG